TGGCGCAAAGCCACCCGGCCGTGCCGCCGCGCGCTCGCGCGGTGGGGCGTGCAGCGGCAAGTGACCAGGGCGGTCGAGGAGCTCGGTGAGCTCCTCACCGCCCTGTCGCGCTTCCCGAAGCGGGCCACCCCGGAGGAGGTTGCCGACGAAATCGCCGACGTGATGATCATGTGCCGCCAGCTCTCGATGGCGTTCGGCGATGAGCTGGTGACGCAGCGGTTCACGGCGAAGCTGCAGCGTCTCTCGGAAGACGTCACGACGAGTGTGAAGGGAGTGGAGCCGTGACCTCCCGCCGCGCTCTCTTGGCGATGGTGCACATCGCGCGGAAGGACCTGCATCTCGATGAGGAGACGTATCGTCTCGTCCTCGAGAAGGTTGCCGGCAAGTCGAGCGCGGCGGCGCTGTCCGAACAGGACCTCGGGAAGGTGATCGACCATTTCCGAGGGAGGGGCTGGGCGCCGAAGCCGAAAGGTCGAGGCGCCTCGCGCCCGCGTCCGAGCGACAGCAAACACGTGCGGAAAATCTGGTCGATCTGGGGCGAGATGTGCCGCCGTGGGCTCGTTCGGACACCCACCAGGGCCGCGCTCCGCGCCTTCGTCGAGCGCATGACCGGCGTCGCCGACCCTGAGTGGCTCTCGCCGAGCCAGGCCAATCGAGTCGTCGAGGGGCTCAAGGCATGGCGGGAGCGGGAGGAGAACAAGTCATGAGCCCCGAGGACATGCGGGAATGGCCGCGCGCTCTGCGGATGATCGCGGAGGTCATCGGGCCTGAATTGGCGCTCGAGCTCGCTCGCAAAGCGGGCGGCATCGATGACGTGCACATCCCGCGCGAGCCGACGCCGACCCACCCGTGGGCACAGGCGCTCGGCCACGAGCACTTCGCCGCGCTCTGCCGAGCGCTCGGCGGGCAAAGTCTGAACGTTCCCCGCGGCGCGTTCGTCGCGTGGAAGACCCGCGAGATCATCGAGCTCGCGGAGCAGGGGTTCACCACCCGGCAGATCGCGCTTCGATGCGGCGTGACTGCACGACACGTGCGCCGCACGCTGCAAGGGCTCTCGCTCCCCCCGCGCGTCGATCCGCGACAGCGGCGCCTTTTCGACTTCTAGCCTGCTAGGATCTGCCCGCCTCGCGCCCGGTCGTAAATTGCGACAGGGCCGCGAAGGCGGACCTCGTCCGTCTATATCGGGCGGCCAGCGTCAGCGAAGGTTCCTCGCGTGAGTGACGACCTCCGAGCCTGGCTCCCTGCCATCCAGTTCGTGATGACGACCGTGGTCGGCATCTACGCATTCGTTGCGGACCGGCACCGTGCGCACCGCGATCAGCTCGACGCGCTCCGCGCGGACCACGAACGCCGAAGCGCCGCGCTCGAGCGCGACGTGGGACGCCTCGAGGAGCGGGTGCGACACGTCCCGACGGCCGAAGCCGTGGCCCAGTTGACCGCGGACCTGCGCGAGCTGAAGGGTGACCTCCGGGGGGTCAGCGAGCGGCTGCAAGGGCTCTGGGTGCGCCTCGACCGCCATGAGGAATTTCTGCAGACGAGGATGATGGTCCAATGAGCAGCTTCAGCGAGTTCGTAACCGAAGACCGCCGGTTGGTGATCCTCCGCCTCCTGAATGACCAGCCCGGGTTTTCGCTGAACGAGTCCGTGATTCAGGACGCCCTCGGGCGCTTCGCCCACGTCGTCTCTCGCGACGTCGTTCGAGCCGACCTGTCGTGGCTCGCCGAACAGAACCTCGTGAGCACCAGCGTTGTCGCGGGGCGAGTTTGGGTCGCCACGCTCACGGAACGTGGTGCCGAAATCGCTACCGGCCGCGCCCGCCATCCGGGCGTGAAACGGCCGTCGCCACGCGGGGGGTGAAAGGGAAAGTACTAGTTGACGAATTGGAAGTTGGTTCGGGGGGATGCGCTCAGGGTCATTGAGCGCCTCGAAGATGAAAGCGTCGATGCCGTGATTACCGACCCTCCCTATTCGAGTGTCGGGACGGCAACGCAGGCCACGGGAGCGAAGTACGTGAGCACGGGCACGAAGCTGCAGAGGCCGGACTTTGCCGGCGACACGCGCGACCAGCGGTCGTGGATGCGCTGGGCGACGATGGTGCTCGGCGAGTGCTGGCGCGTGGCGCGTAGCGGCTCGGTGCTTTGCGTATTCACCGACTGGAGGCAGCTCCCTTCGCTGACCGACGCCATTCAATGCGCCGGGTGGGTCTGGCAAGGGATTGCCTCGTGGGACAAGACCAAGGCCTCGCGCCCTCGTCTGGGAGGCTTCCGTGCCCAGGTCGAGTTCATCGCGTGGGCGTCGAAGGGCAAGCTGCGCGGCAATAGAGCCGTCACGCTGCCTGGAAGCCTCACGTTCCCGCGCACGCCCAAGGACCGCATCCACCACCAGACGAGCAAGCCGCTGGCGCTCATGCGCGAGCTGGTGAAGCTGTGCCCGCCCGACGGTCTCGTCCTCGACCCGTTCGCCGGCAGCGGCACGACGGGCGTTGCCGCGCGTCTGGAGGGACGCCGGTTCCTTGGCGTCGAGGTCGTGCCGGAGATCCACGACATCGCGACCGCGCGCCTGCAGGAGGCGGCGTAATGGCTCGGCGCTCATCGATCCGGAAGCTGCCGCCGGAGCTGCGAGCGGAGATCGACCGCTTACTCGCGGACGGTCGGTACACGATTCGCGAGATCACCGAGCATCTCCGGTCGATGGGCGCCGAGGTCTCGAAGAGCGCGGTCCACAGGTACTCGCAACATTTCGAGGAGGTGGCCAAGGACATCCGCGTCGCCCGTGAGATGGCAGCGGCTATCGGGCGAGAGCTCGAAGACGTGCCCGAAGGCGATGCCGGACGCCTGCTCGTCGAAAGCCTGCAGGTCCTCATCTTCCGAGCGCGAGCGCAGATGCTCGAGTCGGGTGACATCGATCCCGGCGAGCTCCAGAAGCTGGCGATGGCGGCAAGGGACCTCTCGACCGCGTTCAAGTCGCACGTCGAGACGGAGATCAGGATTCGCGAGCGCGCGAAGGCGGCGAAGGATGCCGCACGCGAAGCCGAGGCGGCCGCGCACGAGCAAGGCCTGAGCACTCCAACCATCGAGATGATCAAGGCGCGCATCCTCGGGATCGCGAAGCGGTGAAGCGATGACGGGCCCCGATGCTCTGCCCAGCGTTCTGCTCCCGTACCAGATCGCCCTGCTCGAGGCGACGGCCGCCCACCAGGTGACCATCTGCGAGAAAAGTCGGCGTGTCGGTGCGACCTGGGGCATCGCCGCCGATGCCGTCCTGACGGCTGGAGCGGAGCGCAGCTCGGGCGGGATGGACGTTTTCTATCTTGGCTACAACCTCGACATGACGAGGGAGTTTGTGGACGTCTGCGCGGAGTGGGCGCGGGCGTTCCTCTCCGCTGCGGTCGAGGTCCAGGAGTTTCTCTTTCACGACCAGCAGCAAGGTGGCGAGGACCGCTACATCAAGGCGTTCCGCATCGACTTCGCGAGCGGTTTCGAGATCGTCGCGCTCTGCTCTCGCCCCCGCTCTCTCCGTGGTCGTCAGGGATATGTCATTATCGATGAGGCGGCCTTCCACGATGACCTCGACGAGCTGCTCAAGGCCGCGATGGCGCTACTCATCTGGGGCGGGAAAGTCGCGATCCTGTCCACTCACGATGGCGTCGAGAACAAGTTCAACGAGCTCGTCGAGGACGTTCGGGCAGGCCGAAAGAAGAAAGACGGCACCGATTGGGGGCTCGTACGCATCACCTTCGACGACGCCGTCCAGCAGGGTCTGTTCCGGCGCATCTGCCTGAAAAAGGGCACGGAGTGGTCGCCCGAGGCTGAGGCTCAGTGGGTCTCGGATATCCGCAACCACTACGGCGAAGCGGGCGCCGAGGAGCTCGACTGCATCCCACGTGCGTCCGGCGGCAAGTACCTGTCGCGCGCCCTGCTCGAATCCCGCGCCGCGGAGACGAGCAAGGTCATTCGATGGTCTCTCCCCGACGGCTTCGTGGACCTGAGCGAGGACGAGCGCGTGACCCGCGTGCGTGAGTTCTGCGAGACGGAGCTCGCGCCGTACGTGCGCTCCCTTCCGGGCGAGTGCCGAACCTTCTTCGGCCAGGACTTCGGTCGGTCGGGCGACCTGTCGGTGATTTGGCCTCTGGTCCTTCGCGCCGACCTCACGCGCTGGACGCCATTCACGCTCGAGCTGCGGAACGTCCCCTTCACCTCCCAGCAGCAGATCGTCTTCTGGCTCGCCGACCATCTGCCGCGATTCTCTGGCGCGGCCTTCGATGCACGCGGCAATGGGCAGTACCTCGCTGAGGTCGCGCGGCAGCGGTACGGCTCGCAGTGCATCGGCGAGGTGATGCTGTCGGAGAGCTGGTACCGCGAGCACATGCCGAAGCTCCGTGCTGCCTTCGAGGACGGCACGATCATCATCCCTCGCGATGCCGAAACCATCGACGACTTCCGTGCCGTCGAGGTGATTCGAGGCGTCGCACGTATCGGGGAGAAGCGCACGAAGGGTTCGACGGGACAGCGGCATGGGGACGCGGCTATCGCCGCGGCGCTTGCCTACTTCGCCACCACGACGCTCGACGCTGGTCCGCTCGAGTTCGCGTCGGAGGGGCAATTCGAATCCGCTGGCGCGTTCGCTGGCGAGCACGGAGGCCGGGGCTTTGCCGGCTGGAACTGAGGAGGAAACGAATGCTTCAGAGGTTGGTCAGCAGGAAGTTTTGGTGCACCGCGGGCGTTTTCCTGAGCGGCCTACTCGGCGTCGACCCGACGCGACTCGCAATCATCGGTGTCGTCGTCGGAATCTACGTGCTCATCGAAGGTCTGATCGACAAGGCACGGGCGGAAGCGGTCGCGGCGGCGGTCGAGGAAGGGCTCGCCATCGGTCGCAAGCTCACGTCCTCGGAAGGGGCCGACGCGTCGTGAAACGTGCGCTCGCTGCATGGGCGATGGCGTTCCTCGTCGCGTGCGTGCACGCCGAGGAACGCCCCGCGTGCTCTCCGGCTGCTCTCGCCGAACTCAAGGCCGAGTACTTCCGCGAAATCCTCGATCTCTGCATGTTCCAAACCTTCGACGAGTGCGCGGCCATCCCGGCGATCCGAGCTCGCTACGCTCATCGATGGGAGGCGTGGGAGCGATGTCGATGAAGTCGTTCGTTCCGCTGATCGAGCCGATGGTCCGGCTTTTCGTGACCATCCTCGGGAACGCTCTTCGCTCCGACGATCCGGAACGCGAGTTGCGGCGACGGCTCGAAGCCGAAGCGGCCCGTGAGGAGGCGGAGGCCGCGGCGCGGGCAGTGCTCCAGAAGGCCAAGAGGTAGACGATGGCCAAGACGCCGAAGCCGGTATTCGACGAGCTAGCGAGCGCCGGCTCCTCACGCATCGGGGATGCATTCGTCTCCGAGCTCGCGCCGTCGCGCGACGAGGTCCTCGAGCTGCACGGCGGAGGCGACCTGGGCTTGTACGAGCGCCTGCTGCGTGACGACCAGGTGTTCCCCACGTTTCACCAGCGCCGCAGCGCCGTCGTAGCCCGGGAGTGGAAGGTCGACGCAGGCGGCCCGACCGAACTCGATCAGCGCGCCGCGGACTTCATGCGCGAGCAGCTCCAGCGTGCGCAGTGGGATCGCGTCACGTTCAAGATGCTCACGGGCCTGATGTACGGGTTCGCCGTCGCCGAGTGCATGTGGGGGATGCAGGACGGCAAGGTCGTCATCGACGCCATCAAGGTCCGCAAGTCGAAGCGATTCAGGTTCGGCACGGATGGCAGCTTGCGCCTGATGAAGCCAGGCGCGCCGGCTGGCGAGGTGATGCCCGAACGCAAGTTCTGGGTCTTCACCGCGGGGGCGGACGACGATGACGACCTCTACGGGCGGGGGCTCGGGCATTGGCTGTACTGGCCCGTCTGGTTCAAGCGAAACAGCTTGCAGTTCTGGGCGCTCTTCCTCGAGCGCTTCGCCGTCCCGACGCCTGTCGCGAAGATTCCCCCGGGCTCCACCGAGAAGGAGCGGAGCAAGTTCCTGCAGCTCCTGAGCGCCATCAGGAATGGGGGACGCGTCGTCGTTCCGCACGGCGTCGATCTCGACCTTCTTCAAGCGATGAAGGATTCGGGCGGCGACTTCGATCGCTTCGTCGCGAGGATGGATGCGTCGATCGCGAAGGTCATCCTGTCACAGACGATGACCACCGACGACGGGAGCTCGTACTCGCAGGCCAGCGTGCACGCCGGGGTCAAGGCCGACGTTGTCAAGAGCGACGCCGATCTGGTTTGCGAGAGCTTCACGCACGGTCCGTGTAAATGGCTCACGGAGTGGAATTTTCCCGGCGCCGCGACCCCGATCGTCTACCGGGACATGGCGGAGGCGGAGGACCTCGCCGCACGTGCTCAGCGCGACCGCACGCTCTTCGACATGGGATACAGGCCGACGCTCGAATACATCCACGAGACGTACGGCGACGGTTTCGAGCTGCGCCCCGATCCGCCTCCGCAGCCCCAGCCGCCGTTCGGTAGTGGACCGATGTTCGCGGAAGACCTGCCGGCCGTGGGCGACAGCATCGGAGACCTCCTCGAGGGCGATGGCTGGCGCGAGGTGATCGGCCCCGAGGTGCGGAACGTCGAAAAGCTGCTCGCGGATTGCAAGTCGCTCGAGGAGGTGCGTGACCGGCTCGGCGAGCTCGCACTTGCCGACCCCGAGGCGCTCGTCGAGTCACTCTCGCGTGTGATGTTCACGGCGCGCGCCGCGGGCCAGGTGAGTGCGGAACCGAGCGATGGCGAAGGTTGACCCGTTCGGACTGCCGCCCGCCGAGGCCGTCGAGTGGTTCCGCAAGAAGGGTTACGCCATCTCGTTCGATTGGCGGGATGTCTACCGGCGAGAGCACGCAAAGTACTTCACGGTGGCGAAGGCCACACAGCTCGACTTGCTGGCGGACATTCGCCACGCCGTGGACAGGGCGATTGCAAGCGGCCAAACGCTCCAGCAGTTCCGGAAAGAGCTGCGGCCAAAGCTCGAGGAGTACGGCTGGTGGGGCAAGCAAGAGATGGTCGACCCCAAGACGGGCGAAAAGAAGCTCGTCCAGCTCGGCTCACCGCGCCGACTTCGCACCATCTACGAGACGAATCTCAGAACGGCGATGGCGGCGGGGCGGTGGGAGCGCATCAAGCGCACGTCCGAAGCGAGACCCTACTTGCGCTACGTCGCGGTGATGGATGGGCGCGAGCGCCCCGAGCACCGAGCGTGGCACGGCACCGTGCTTCGGTACGATGACCCCTGGTGGAGCAAGCACTACCCGCCGAATGGGTGGGGCTGCCGTTGCGAGGTTCAGCAGCTCAGTGAAAGAGACCTCGAGCGATACGGCTACAAGGTCTCGGAGCGTCCCAAAGACCAGTACGCCTGGTGGCACAACGAGCGCACTGGCCAGAACATGTACCTGCCGAAGGGCATCGATCCCGGCTTCGACTATCACGTCGGTAAGGCGCCGCGCGGGTACGACCCGGATGCCGAAAAGCACCTGACGCCGCTGAAAGACATCCCGAACTGGCAGCGCTACGGGCGCCCGAGTGGCGACAAGATCAAGGATGGCCGGGACGCCTCACCACCGCTCTGGCCATCGGTCGAGGGTCCTAGCGATGTCGCGCGGACGCGCGAACGCTTCCGAGAACTCTTCGGCACCAAGCCAGGCGAACCTGGTGCGGTGCGTGACCCGTTAGGGATGGAGGTCACATTCCGTGAGGAAAACATCGACCACGTACTGAAGGACCTGCTTCGAGCGCGCGCGAAGGGACAGAAAGCAAAGCGCAAGGACAAGGAGCGAGCGTCGTTCTTCCCAGCCGCCAAGGCTACCGTCGAGCAGCCGTATGAGGTTTGGCTCGTGCCGCATCGACACGGCAAAGACCACCCGAACGCAGGGAACGTCGTGATGCGGATGCGGTACATCGGCATCTTCGAGGACGGGAACACGGTCGTCGTCGTTGACCGCGATGGCGCCGGCAATGCAGTGGTCACGCACTTCCCGCGCCGCGACATCGACTCGAAGCGCGAGGGGTATCTGCTGTACCCCCGATAAAAAGACACCCCGGGAGCGCCCAGCGCGACTCCCGGGGGACCCCGGGAATGGCTCGAATGGGCGCTGGGCCCGTCGCCACCCCGGACTCCCAATATGGGTCTGATCACGCCTCCCCGCCAGTCGCCTTCAGAGCGCCGAAGGCCGCTCGGCTGGCCCCGTTGGCCGTCCCGCGACCTCGGCGCGTTTTCGAACGCGGTTCGAACGCCTCGAACGCGGGTGTCGTGGTAGGTCCTAAGTCTGACCCCGGACGTCCGCCCGGTTGACTCCCGGGGAAGCCTTGGCCGGACCTGGTCCGTCTATCGCCGGAGAGCCGCGGGCGGCATCGTCGCTCCGCACATGGCACGAGCGATTGAGATCTTCAGGGCCGGCCGGCATACCGCGATGAGCGGCGAGTCGGTCTCGTTCACCGAGCGCGACCTCGACGAGGTCGTGCAGTCCTACGACCCGACTCGGCACGAGGCGCCCATCGTCGTCGGGCACCCGCGCACCGACTCGCCGGCATACGGCTGGGTGCGGACGCTCGCGCGCAATGGCGCAGCGCTCGAGGCAACCGTCGATCAGTTGGACCCGGCCTTTGCCGAACTCGTGGAGGCTGGGCGATTCAAGAAAGTCTCGGCCTCGTTCTACCGCCCCGAGTCGCCTTCGAATCCCACGCCCGGGAAGTGGCACCTGCGGCACGTCGGGTTCCTCGGAGCGCAGCCGCCGGCTGTGAAGGGCCTTCGTGCGGTGAGCTTTGCGGGCAGCGACCAGGGCGTACTCACGGTGGAGTTTGCGCAGGGCGACCTCGCCGAGCTCGTGAAGCGGCTGCGCGCGTGGATCGAAGAGCAGGTCGGCGCGGAGGCGGCGGCGCAAGCCACGGCACTGGCTGAGCTCGAGGCGGCGGTGGCGGCGGGTGCCGAAGCCACCGAGGTCTCCGAGGAAGTGGCGGACGCCATCGTGGAGGAGGCCACCACGGCTGCCGTCGATGCGGTCGTCGAAACGCTCGACGTCCCTGCCGAGAAGAAGGAGGAGCTGCAGCAGGCTGTCGCGGAAGCGGTACAGGCGGCCGTCGACACGGCTGCCTCATCGAGCGATTCCGTGTCGCACTCCGAGCGTCGCCGCCGACGCCGCGGCTCGTTCACGCCGCGCTCGCCCCGCGAGCGTGCGCTCGACCAGCGCGAAGCCGACCTCGAGCGCCGTGAGCGGGAGCTGCGGCGAACCGAGTATCTCAACTACCTCGAAGGGCTCGTGCGAGAGGGGCGGCCGCTCCCGTGCTCTCGCGAGACGATGCTCGCCTTCTTCGAGGTGCTCGAGCACGTCGATCGTGGCGCGGTGGCCTTCGGCGAGCACGAGCGTCGCCATCCGGTCGAGATCTTCAAGGCCGAGATTCTCGAGCGACTTCCGAAGCAGGTCGATTTCAGCGAGCGCGCCCCCGCGGGCGAGGGCGGCGACGACGATGACCTTGCCGCCACCCTCGCGCGGCGCGCGTCCGAATACCAGGCCGAGCAGGCCGCCCATGGCCGTGTCGTCACGACCGCGGAGGCGGTGCGTCACGTCTCGAAAGGAGCGAAGTAAGTGGACCTCTTTCCCCTGCTGGAAGTGAATCGCACGGCATCGAGCGCGATTCACCCCTATCGCATCGTCGTCCCGAGCGGCGATGGTGCTGTCGCCCAGGCCGCGGCCGCGACGGACGCGCTTTCCGGCGTGGCCGGCCAAGTCGGCGCCGAAGAGGGCGATCGCGTCGACATTCGCTACGCCGGCATCGTGCCGGTCGAATACGGCGGTGCGGTGGATGCCGGAGATCGGCTCACCGCGGATGCCAGCGGGCGCGCCATCAAGGCGAACGCGGGCGAGAGCGTCATCGGCATCGCCCAGGAGGATGGCACGGAGGGCGCCATCGGCTCGGTGCTGATCGCGCCGGGAGCGCTCGCGCCCGAGCCGTCGGAGGAGCCCGAAGAGCCCGAAGAGACCTGACAGTCGGTCGGAGACGACATGAAGAAATCACCTTTTCCCCGTGACCAGCACCTGACGGCAATCGCCATTGCCTACAGGAACCCCGACGTCGAGCTCATCGCCGACTCGATCCTTCCGCGTGTTCCCGTCGGTAATCGGGAATTCAAGTGGTTCGAGTACGACCTCGCGTCGCACTACACCATCCCGAACACGCGGGTTGGCCGACTCTCGAAGGTCAATCGTGTCGAGATTCAGGGCGAGGAGCGCACCGCAGCGTGCGAGGACTTTGGGATCGATATCCCCCTCTCGAACGACGACATCCGGAACGCCCCCAAGGGCGTCGATCCCAGAGATCGGGCCGTCTCCCGTGCGACGGACATCGTCCTGCTCGACCGCGAGGTTCGCACTGCCCAGCTCGTGTTCAACGCGGATCTGTATCCGGACTCGAACAAGGAAACTCTTTCGGGCTCGAGCCAGTTCACCCACGCCGATAGCAACCCGCTGAAGACGCTCCACGACAGCCTCGACAAGTGCCTGGTGCGTCCCAACGTCGTGGTCTTCGGACAGGCCGCGTGGAGCGCGTTCTCCATGCACGCGAAGGTGGTCGCCGCTGGGCACGGTAACTCGGGCACCTCGGGCAAGGTCTCGCGCGAACGCGCTGCCGAGCTGCTGGAAGTCTCCGAGGTGCTGGTCGGTCGCAGCTACCTGAACATTGCCAAGCCGGGCCTCACGCCCGTCTTCGAGCGTGTTTGGGGGCCGCACGTCCTCGCGTTCTATCGGGATCGAACGGCGGACGTGTCGGGTGGGCTCACGTTCGGCCTCACCGCAGTATGGGGCGACCGAGTCGCAGGCTCGAAGGAAGAGGACATCGGGCTGCACGGCGGCGTGATGGTGCGGTCCGGCGAGAGCGTGAAGGAGCTCGTCGTCGCGAAGCACGCGGCCTTCTTCCTGGAGGACGCGGCGGCATGAAGAGGTACGTCGTCAAAAGCCCCCTCCGGCACGATGGCAAGCGTCACGAAACCGGCTCCACCGTCGAGCTGTCCGACGACGTCGCGCGGACGCTGATCGAGCGCAGACGCATCGCGCTGGTACCGCCGACCTTCCCCGTGCGGACCGATGCCCCCGCAAAGCCGGCCTCGCCCGCTGCCGAACCTGCCGCCGCTTCCACGACGACGGAAACGCCGGCCGAGGCGCCCGCGAAGCCAGCCGCTCAGAGGCCGAAGAGGGCCAAGTCGGAGGAGTGATGTACGCGACAGTCGACGAGTTCCGCGGTCGTATCGACGACCTTTTCGCCGCGCAGGTCAC